GATTTAACTAACACCACTGTGGTTTGGAATGATGGCACAAATGCAAATTATAGAGAACAATTTGTTAATATTTTAAATGCGGCAAATGTTTCAGGACAATTTTTTGGCAAACCTGCAGAATCAGATACCATCGGTGGAATCAAAACAGAAATATACAACACAAATTCAAACAACACAGACTTACCAATCTTTACATTTAGAAGATCAGTAAGCGGAATAGATAGAACTTTTGAAATTGTGCCTAGCACAATAGAAGCATCAGAAAACATTTATGAAAAAACACCTTTGCCTGGAGGAGGATTTTCATATGTATATAGAACAGATGGTGCAGGCGACACGTCAAACAACACAGGATTTTTTGTATTATTCAAACAAGGTGCTATGGCCAATACAGAGTTTACTGTTGAATCACCTACAACAAATTTTGTACAACCTGTAAACACAAATAATATTAATGATTCAGATGTATGGCTATATCAATTAGATGATTTTGGACAAGTTGAAAAATTATGGGACAAAGTTCCTAGCACAGCAGGTAACAATGCAATTTATAATTCTCTTGCAAAAAATTTAAGAGACACATATAACGTTATTACAAAAAACAACGATGCAGTTGATTTAGTTTTTGGAGATGGAAATTTTTCAAACATTCCATCAGGTACTTTTAGAAGTTATTACAGGACATCTGATAATGCTAGATATAGTATTCAACCAGGAGACATGAACGGTGTAACTTTTTCTATAAACTACAATGACAAAAACGGAGCACCACAAACTTTAACTGTATCTGCAAGTCTACAACAATCAATTTACAATGCGGCTCCTACAGAATCTACAAATTCAATTAAAGAAAAAGCACCACAGGCTTATTATTCACAAAATAGAATGATCACAGCAGAAGATTACAATGTGGTACCTCTTTCAGCCTCACAGGAAATAATAAAAGTAAAAGCAGTGAATAGAACTGCATCAGGTATTAGTAGAGCAAAAGAAATAAATGATCCAACAGGAGCATATTCAAATGTGTCTGTGTTTGCTGAAGACGGTGTATTATTTCGAGAAGAGACAACACCTACATTTACTTTTACATTTAATAATACAAATGATATATTAAGCACTATTAACACCAGTGTAGAAAATAAATTAAAAGAAGCAACTGCAAGACAATTTTTTTATTTAAAATACGGCACAAAAGATTTAAGCACTTTAAGTGCTAGTTGGGTGTCTACAACAACAGGAACAAATACTAACACTGGTTATTTTAACGCAGGAGGTCCTTTAGCAGTTGGTGAATATGCAACTTCTAACTTAAAACATGCAAAAGTTGGTGCACTAATAAAATTTACTTCACCAGACACTAGAGAATTTTTAAATGGAAAACTTGTTACTTCAGGAACTGATAATGCTGAAGATAGATCATGGGCAAAAATTTCTGCTGTTGAAGGTGATGGATCAAATGCAGGAGAAGGTAATTTAGAGTCAGGTGTAGGTCCTGTGACTTTGAATAATGTTGTACCTGCAAATGCAGTATTATCAAAAATAATTCCTGTGTTTACAACAAGTTTTACAACAGCATTAAAAAATGATTTAATTGATAGAATAAACGCTTTTGAAGAATTTGGTTTAAGATTTAACGAAGATACAGGTGAATGGATAGTAATTACAAGTGCAAATTTAAGTTCGTCTAGTGTTTTCAGTTTAACAAACGCAGGAGACACAACAGCAACTAACTTAGATGCTAGTTGGTACTTTAAATTTACAAATGACGGTAACACTTACACTGTCACTTATAGATCTTTAGCATACATATTTGAATCCGAAGGACAAAATAAATTTCATTATGATAAAACAGAAAAAATTTACGACTACACAACAGGTAGATCTGTAAAAGATTCTGTAAAAGTATTAAAAAATAACACTATACCTGCTTCTGGATTAGGTATAGGATATCCAATAAATTGGCAAATAGTAGACACAATTGAAGAAGATGATGGATATCAAGATAACAGAAAAGTACAAGTTGGTTTCTTCGACAGTGATGATGATGGAGTTGTTGATAATCCTGAAATATTTGATATTATTGTTGACCCAGATACCACACCTGCTACAAAATTTGTATTCTTTGAAAAGTATACAAGTTACAATAACATTGAAAGATTTAGACCTTATGCTTCAACGAATTTTGTTGTTTCGCAAAACGAAACAGACATAACTTTACCTGGCACATACACAAATGGACAATTGTTTTATTTTTATGATTCATCTGAAGATGTAATTAAAAAATATGATTCAAGTACTGTAACATTATCAACAACTACAGACTATAGAGCAAGGAAAGGTAGAAGTTCTATCAACTTCCAATACAAGCACAATGCAGGACAAGACACAAGAATTGATCCTAGCGTCAGCAACATTGTAGATATTTTCATGTTAGAAAGATCTTATGACACTAGATTTAGAACTTGGTTGAGAGAAGGCGGCACTAAACCTAATGCATCTACAAGCGATCAATTAAGAATTTCGTATAGCGGATTTTTAAATCCATTAAAAAGTTTATCTGATCAAATTGTTTATCATCCTGTAAAATACAAAATTTTATTTGGATCTAAATCAGACAGCGAATTTCAAGCAACATTTAAAGTTGTAAAAAACACAGGAACAAATGTTTCCAACGCAGTAATTCAAACTAGAGTAATTCAAGCAATTAATGAATTTTTTGCATTGGATAATTTTGATTTTGGAGACACATTTTACTTTACAGAATTAGCGGCATATATTCATCAACAACTAGCACCTGATTTGCTTTCAGTTGTGATTGTGCCAAATCAGTCAGGCCAAGTTTTTGGATCATTATTCCAAATATCAGGTGCTGGCGATGAAATTTTTATCAGTGGGGCCACCGTTGATGACGTTTCTATAATTGATGCTATAAGTGCCAACCAATTG